GAACGTTCGCAAGGCTGCGGGTAAAGCGCTGGGGCGCTGCTGCCTGATTCTGGCGCAATTTGCCTTTGCAGAGTATTCCCGTTCAGCTGAAACAACGGGGGCCTGCAGGGTATGCAATGGCACCGGCAAGATCGAAAGCACTACCACTGAACGCAAAGTTTCTAACCCGTGGGGCAAAGCACCATATTGGGCTAGCAGGTCCCGTGCTGTTCGTCCGTCCGACTGGGATAAGTGGACTGAAGTAAAAATCAACGTCAGTGCTAAATGTGAAATCTGTGACGGCAAGGGGGCGATCAGCGCTCGCTGTCGCTGCGGCGGTTCAGGTCAGGTTCTGGATCGAAAAGAGACCAAAGAGCGTGGGGCACCAGTTTACAAGGCGTGCGAGCGCTGTTCGGGGAATGGATTCTCAACGGTGCCATCCACAGCAGCTTACAAAGCGATTCTGACCCTCATTCCTGATCTGCATGTCAGAACATGGACCCGTAACTGGAAACCTTTCTGCGATGCGCTGGTGGACATCTGCCGGGAGGGGGAGGCACAGGCTGATAAGGAGTTTCAGCGCGCGACAGCGTATTAATAAGATAGCGGCATTATTTTGCATTTTAGAAACAAAAAACTTGATTTTGTCCGAAGTTGTCGTGTAATCTTCAAATCGTGGGATATAACGCCCGTACGAAATCAAACAATGAAGCCCTGCCTATATGGTGGGGTTTTTGCTTTTCTGGGGGGAGCTATGCAGCAGCCATATTTTTTTAACCCGGGCATGACCACTCAACAGCTTGAAGACTGGCTTGGGCAACAGAAAATCTATCTTGCCCACTTCAACCGTCTGATAGCAGAAAAAGCCGCTCTTGAGGAGCGGCTGAGTCAGATCTCTGCGGAGATTGGGCGAGTCGCTACTGGTAGCTTTGAAGGAATGCTGAGTTTTCCCTGGGATCCCAGTCCTCTTGTGGAAAATCCTCAACAGGATAGTGGCCAGTCGGCAGATTGAGTGACGCCAGGACAGCGGCAGCATCTTCTGACATATAACTGGGCTTTAGTTGACTGGCAATGATAAAGAGACAGTCGTTTAGCGAGAGTCTTCTAATCTCTTCAGGTTTCCACTTGGTCATTTCGAAGATAAGGTGATGAAGAGCCTTATCGTTATCAAGATAATAATAATCCGATGAAAAATGTTTCCTGTACTCATCGAGAATACATTCAAGAGTGAATATTTGTCCTATTCGGTACCAAACCTGCCTGGCTCTGTAACTGTGTGAGTCTGCCAGTAATGTTTGGGGGAAGTTGTTATTTTGGCAAACCCGTGACTTGATTACCTGTAAAAGGTCTGAGTACTTACTCATATTATGCACCAGTTGATGTTTTAATCATTTGCGAATCAATTTTATCAAAGAGAAAAACAAGCCGCTACACGCTGATAACATCAGGCTGGGCGGTTATGGTGAGCCGATACAGAGTATTGAAACCTGAAAGACTGAATGTTAAATTTCTGGTGTGGTGAATCCCCCTATGCGGAGGGGCGACCAGTCAGTTACAGAACCTGTAAATGCAGCGCGGGCCATGCCGACTGGGGCATGCTCACCGGGAGGCACCCGGCACCACGCAATGCCACTAAGCTATTTGGTAGTGGGGTTGTCGTTTCGGCTTCTCCAGCTATGTTTAAAAGTTAGTAACGGAAAAATGAGCGCTCTCCTGGTAAATCGGTAGCTCGGACTATTAGGTACGTCTCGATCCGGTACAGAATCAGTATTGTCTACATTTCTGCCCGTTCCTCTGAGCGGGCTTTTTTTTGTCTGATTAAGGCACTTCAACTAACCAAAAACATTTAAGGGCTGCGCTATTGCGTGGCCTTTTTCATTTCAGGCTCACGGGAACCATCATCGATACGGCTCGTTGTTAAATCAGCCCGATGGGCCTGCCCCCTTTATTCACACAGCACCCCGTTAACCCGGAGGTGAACCTATGGCAAAGCATATGCAAGACAAAGAAAGCATGGCCGGAATCACCTGGCTGGCTCTGCTGATCATTGCTGGCTGGGGCGGCCTTGTCCGATTCCTGATGGATGTGAAGCAGGGCAAAGCGAAATGGAGCTGGATAAATGCTTTTGCGCAGATTGTGGTTTCGGCTTTTACCGGGGTCATTGGTGGGCTCATCAGCATTGAAGGTGGACTGAGTATTTACATGATACTGGCCACTGCCGGTATCAGTGGTGCTATGGGTTCCGTAGCGCTCACGTATTTCTGGGAACGAATCACCGGAGTGAAAGCACAATGACAGCAGACCAGATTATCGAGGGGATCCTCGGAAAAGAAGGTGGTTATGTTGATCACCCATCTGATAAAGGCGGGCCAACCCGCTGGGGCATCACACAGACCACAGCTCGCGCACATGGCTACACTGGTGATATGCGAAACCTGCCCAGGGAAACAGCAAAGCAAATCCTGCTGAGCGATTACTGGACCGGCCCCCGGTTCGACCAGGTGGCGAGTTTGTCTACGTTACTGGCAGATGAGCTTTGCGACACTGGCGTGAACATGGGGCCATCTGTCGCCAGTAAGTTTTTCCAGCGCTGGCTGACCGCAATGAATATGCGCGGAAAGCTGTATCCCGACCTTATCCCGGATGGCGCCATTGGTCCCAGAACTATCACCGCGCTTAAAGGATATCTTTCAGCCCGCGGGAAAGAGGGGGAACAGGTTCTGTTACGCGCGCTGAACTGCAGCCAGGGCGCCAGATACCTCGAACTGGCGGAGGGCCGCGAAGCCAACGAGGATTTTCTCTACGGCTGGGTTAAGGAGCGTGTCTTATGAAGATGATCATTTTCGCTTTGCTCGTGCTGGTGGCTGTGCTCGTTCTGTTACTTCTGCGCAAATATACGCGGCTGGAGTTCGTAGGCCATGCCAGCCTGCTGCTGAAAACGTGGTCTGTAAAGCTGGGAGCTATCGGCGCGCTGGTTGGTGTATGGGCGCAGTCATTCCCGGATGCTGCGCTGCACGCCTGGGCGATGCTACCGCCAGATATCAAAAATATTCTGCCGCCAAACATCGTTGCGTTGATTAGCCCTGCGCTGGTGGTACTGGCCGTGCTATCGCAATACGTACGCCAGCCTTCATTGAAAGATAAGGCCGACAAATTGAAGGAGCCGCAGCAATGAGCTTCGAAATTATCGCGGGGCTGGTGGTTGTCATCCTGGGCGCTATCGCTGGCGCGTTCGGTATCGGCCACGCTCGCGGGACCAGTCAGGCGGAAGCCAAAGCCGAACAGCAGCGTACTGAAGAGAATGCCGCGGCCAGTATTGCTGTGGCAGAACGGAAAGCGGAAGTAACCCAGGAGGCCAGCGATGTACAGCAGACTGTTAGCCATATGCCTGATGACGATGTTGATCGGGAGCTGCGCGAGCACTTCACCCGGCCCGGTAGTCGTTGATACGGCCTGCAGTTGGGTGCGGATCATCTACCTGACCGACCACGATATTGACGTGCTAGATATGCAGACCAAGCGCGACATTCTGGCGCACAACAAATCAGTGCTGGTGAACTGCCCGCAACAAACCGACAAGGCTACTAATAGCTAATAAAAACTGTTGCATCAACACAGCATGAGCATTATATCAGGGAAGACGACACAGTAAGGAGTGCTGCAAGATGAACTTAATGATGGGTGTATTCGGTTCCAGCAACAGGGGAAAAAGTGAAACGCTAATATTTCTGATAAAACTGTTTGAGCAAAGTGATCGCTATGCATCCTTTATGGCAGCAAAACCCCACCCTAGTGGAGAAAAGGATCTTATAGCTGTATTTGAGCGTGATGGACTTAAGATTGGGATATCCACTTTGGGGGATTTGGGCTCTCAGGTTGAAAAATCTACCAAAGAGTTAGCGGAGATGGGATGCAACGTGATCATCACTGCTACACGAACTCAGAAGAAAACAGTTGTTGCTTTTGAAAAGGTTGCTGAAGAGTTCAGATTCAAAAAACTGTGGTTTGAAAAAAACAACAATATGAATGATTGTTGCAATAATTGGCCTAGTAAGCAGGAAGGGTTTGAGGCAATAAAAAGAAGCCGCTTTAATCAAAGTAATATGATGGATGCCAGTTTTATATTTAGCTACATCGACGGATTACCGGGTTGATTCGTTGGCAATAAATATCAAATACAAGTAAATACGATGCCTCGCAATAGCGGGGCTTTTTATTACCAGAAGCAGGAGAAGAAGCATGTTAACAGCAAAAGTGATGTCACCAGATGGTGGCGAAGAAATCCATTGTGGCCTGAGTGTTGGTTTCAACCCCAATCAGCAGAGTATCTCAGTGTCTGGAATGGACCAGAACCTGTTCCTGAAGCAGGGGGAGGTGGCCTATGTGATGAACGCAAACGGCAAGACCATTTCCCGTTACGAGCACAGGGCCCAGCAGTAGGCATTACAGAAGCTCCTGAACTAAGGGGCTTCGATAATACTAAACCGAATTATCGGTTTGATACCTGATAAAAAACCCCGAGGGAGAAATCCCAAAACTACGGGGTGCTGAACAGCCAGCCAATGACGGATTGTAGCCACGTAGCTGGTTTATTTTCTAATGGGTGAGAATAAAAATGAGAGCCTGGAAGGCTTGAGAGTGGCTCATCCATGAGCTCACGGTTAGAACGGCAGACTTTGTCATGGCAGAGCAAAGTCATAAGTTAGTTTAGAAAACAATCCGGGAAGAACAAGCGCAGCGGGTGCATATCAGTTAACGTAACACTGCAACTAAGGCATTACAGAAGCCACTAACAGAGTGGCTTCGATAATGCTCCCCACATCGCACAGAGGTAAGACATGCCAGAGATCACACCAGCAGAACAGATTCGACTGAATCTGCTTTCCACCCTGAACTACGACACAGCAGCCGCAAAAGAGGCGATTGCGTTCGTCCAGGATAGCCAGCTCAAATATCAGCTCTTCATCCAGCAGTACAGCCGCGTAACAACTGAGTCAGAAGTGGTGGCGCGGACCATCAAAGCAGTTCAGGAATCGACCGAGGCGCTGGCGCTGTTTGATACCGCGGCTGAGCAGGCCAGTTAAGGCATTACAGCAGGCATTCACTGAGTGCCTGTGATAATGCAAATCTCATAAGGACTTAATCATGCCCGCACTAATCCCCCGCGCCTGCCGTAAGCGTGGATGTCCTGGAACTACCACAGACCGCTTAGGCTACTGCGAGAAGCACCGCAACGA